TGATCTGCCATCCAAGGATCAATCAATATATAAATTTCGTCATTGCCATCTCCTGCAATAACTTTTCTAGCATCAAGTAAACATCCGATCGTGAAGTTAGTCAGGGTTGTGGTAGAAACCCCGCTCGAGTCAAAAGATACGTTTAAGGTGGATATATCAAAAGGCCAAGGTTGACGGCCTCTGATGTCTTCGATTATGTGTCTAGTGAGTTCGTCTATGGTCGAAAGTCGCGCGGGTGCGGATGGATTTCCCTCTCCCGCAAGTTGTCCAACCCGATTGCGGATCTGTAATAGTGTAGGCATAAAAAGTCCTCGTTATTGCTTCAACCCGATCAATAACGGTTTAAAACAGATTTACAATATACGAGGTTACTTCTTGCCAGCTCGGAGCTTCGTAGAACTCCACCTTAGGCGGACTTTTGAGAGCTTTAGTTAATTCTTCAAAATAACAATCCAAGTTTGTTTTTATGCCTGTTTCGACCGTCTCTGCAAGAGCCATATTAGGTACAACGATTGGAATACAACCACTCTGTTGGGCTTTTAGTGCAGAGATGCAAAACAGTTCGATTCTTTGGCCTGGGTGCAGCCAGAATCTACTTCTGGCGTATAAGTCGGTCATTTCATCTTCGGAAATATTGCGTTTGTAAGTTTGAACTAATTTACAACCATACTTTTCAAAAGGGAACTCGTTTAGTTTCCAAATCCCGTCCGGTGATGATGAGTAAAGGCAGATATTTTCTTTTTTCTTAGATTTAAATAATTCTCGATGAATTCCGTGCCCGATCACAGTAGAATCCCCAAAAATGCTCTTATGATATTCAGAGAGGGTGATTCTATGATCGTAATTCAGATAATCTTCGGCCTTCTGGCCGACCTTGTTTGTCCAATAGATATTTCTTTTACCTAGTTTCGCGCGATCGTTACAATGGATATTTATATCAGACGGCTCGTATAGTTCACGCGGTAAGTAATAAACCCCGTTTTTTTCGGTTGCTTCACCGTCATAATAAATTGTTACCTCATAGGTTTTGGCTAATTCTTCAGCAGTGTTTATGTAAAACTCAACTGTTCCACTCGGAATCTCTATGTACGGGTTCCATTGGAATTCCTTAGGTAATATTTCGGTATAAATGCTTATCATAAGGTCAGTCAACTCTCCCGTGCTTTAGTCTGTACCTCTCCATATCTTCACTGAATAATCTTTGATTTCCTTCGTAAGTAGCTCCCCCAACGTGTGTTACGATCGTCTCCCACTTAACAATCCTGATTCCGAGTTCTTTTGATCTGGCCCACATATCAAGGTCAGAAAAATAGTGTCTTAGGTTGGAATCTAATCCTCCAAGTTTATCCCAAGTTTTTTTGGTCATACCATAAAAAAATCCGAACTTCGTGTCTTCCATTGAATCTTGCCCCCAACGTGGCAAATAGATTGTGTCCTCGTCCATTACCCGAGACATTTTTTCTAAAACCTCATCGTTGAATTCTATATCGTCGTTTATAATCCAAAGCTCTTTTCCATTTGATAGTTCGACGCCCTTATTTACATTGCCGGTATAACCTAAATTGACAGGTGATTTATAGGTTACAGGCCATTCGTCGGTGCACAACGGCGAGGCATCATCGACTAAAATCAATTCCCAATCTTTTTTGGGTTTATATGATCCTAAACAACGAGAAATAATTGGGTACAACTCGATTCGATCAAAATATAGGGGGATAATAATTGACGTTTTCATAATCTATGTGGACAGTTTTTTTTGAAGTGTTCATATTCATCATTATCCAAGGCCTCTTGACCTCTCAAGGTGTCAATAAATTCAACTTTCAAACCCATCAATTCAAACAAGACCGCCCAACCTCTCTCCCAACCACATTGTTCGTTTTTATCCCTTGGAATGGGCGGATAAAAACCCTCGTCAATTACTCTGGTAATAACCTTACGAGGTATCAGCATTATCGGCCCGAATATGCCAAATTCGGCTTCCGATGATCCCAAAATCGCTTCAATATAGGCCTTTTGGTTTGGGTAATCATAAAACATCGGGAATTTGAGCCAACAATTTACGTCTCCGCCTAATTTAAAGAAATCGTTAATAAAATCTGGCCTCTTGACCACCATAGAATCGTGCATCAGAAAATAATAATCAAAATTCGGATTTTCCTTGTAGCATCTAAGCAAAGCCCCAACGTCTCGCCCTCCCTCCGTTGTATCAACAAGTCTAACTGGATAGGGAGTGTTTTTAAGCGATGTCGCTAACTTTCCAACGTGTTCGTCTCCTTGAAATGTAGGGACTACAATTAAGACTGTTGGGGGCATAGTGCTTCCTCCAACCTCATTAACTCGTTTGCGGGTAAAACCCTATGGAATCTTTTTAGTTTGTAACCATAATCATCAAGTGGTTCAGAGTGCATATGGCCGCATAAATTCAATCCTGCACCTCTAGGTAACCTTTCTTGAGGTTCGTGGGAAAAGTACACTTCATTTCTCAAGATTCCATCTACTATAAAGTCAAACTGTGGATAATAAGAAGAGTCGTTGTTTCCCCGAACTAAAACTTTTATTTTTCCGCCTGTAATCTTTCCACCTGTAAAGTCCCCTAAATGAATTAAAGTGCAATCATCGGGACAGACTATATCCTCACCGTGTGTATCACTTATTACATAAATAGGCATCAAGCTCCTTTGGTGTTCCGAGTGGTATAACTTCAGCATTATATATTCCGATGTTTTTGCTTTTAAGATGGTTATAAGCAATCGTCGAATAAAACTCATTGTTAGTTCTCTCGTTTAAGCTGATCCCTTCCGTTAAAGCAGATAGCATCTTAGCCCCGTTCTTGAAGTACCAAACACCTGATTGTGCGTGGGTAGATATGGGTTCTTTCTCTTTGCACCTAACAAAGTTCCCGTCTTTATCAATTTCTGTAAAACAGAAGTGCGTTTCGTTTGTTTCAAACGTAACCATCATCCCGTCTTTTTTACGGGCTTCCTTTAGGAAATCATCCATATCGATCTTTGAGATCATATCGCACACTGAAATAATTACCTCGTCATTGTAGAATAGGTGCGCGGCCGCCAAGATTGTGATACCAGACCCTTCTGTCAGTTTGTCTATTACGACAACCTCGCAGTTCGGTTCAATTCTTTTCAGGACGAAGTCGATATTGTGCGACTGACAATGGGCTTCCTGCACGATAAAGACAAACTGATAATCTTTTCTGGGTCTTAAAGATTCAATGACTCGCCAAACCATTGGTTTACCGTCAACATCAATCAAGGGTTTGGGCGTTTGGATTCCTGTTTCTAGGAACCGTCTGCCTAATCCGGCACAGGGGATAACAATTTTAAGCATTTTTGTATTCCTTTATCCAATCTTCGGTTATTTTCTCCCACGAATAAGTCTCTCTAGCCCACTTGATCATTTTGGAACGGATTTCTTCCTGCTTTTTTTTGTCCTTGAGCAAATTTATGGTCTGCTTTACAAGCTCCTGTTCTGTCGCCTCTGGCATTGATCCCATTTCGCTCACCCCATCAACTTTAACTCCATACTGGACGGTTTCGTCCAAAGCGGCATACGAGGTTGTTACTGGGATCGCCCCAAGGGATTGCGCCATTATTGCCCCGATACAGTTGATCTCCCAAAAATGGGAATAATAAGTCCATAGGTTAGATTGCGCGATTAGTTTGGCAAGTTCTTTTTCTCCGACCCTGCCGTGATCGACAATTCCCTTTTGTTTCATTAAAGCAACCATTTTTGCTTTCCATTCTGGATCGCCACCCATTTTATCGTAGTTGTCCCAACCGTAGCAGATATGCAATTCCAGCTTTGGGAAGGTGTTTTTTAGTTTAGGCCAATTTGTTAGAAGGTGTTCCAACCCTCGGTCATAGCTTGAGGTTGAAATAAGCATATAAGGATTCTTCTTTTCTTCAGGATACATTTTAATCCCGTTTGAGGTAATAAAACATTTCTCATCTGGTGCGTTGGTTTGTTCTTTTTGCCATTTTGACAAGAAAACAAATTTATCTACTTTTTCGATCACTTCTTCATCAAAGTTGTCCACTTTGTCGTGGTTCCATAGCCAAACCTGTTTGGCGGTTACAAACGTACACAAGTCAGGGTTTCGCCAAGAGATAAACCAGTTGAAAGAATCTTTGGGATTGAATTCCCAATAAGGTCTGTAGTGCACTCCAAAATAATCGCCTTTTAGTTTGCCGCACCTGTTAAAAACTGTTACGTCATAACCTTTTTTTGCAAGCTCCCTCGATAAATAGATAACAGCTGTTTCTGAACCACCTATCCCCTTTATTAGCGATGGATCGGCCCAATCTTCTAATGAGTTTCCACACATAATCACAACAGATTTCTTATCCCACGATTTTACTGTGGCGTTCTCTATCCTTAGCTCCTGCATAAAGGGGTGTTGCATCAGATGATCTGGCAGATTTTCGACTAATTTGGCTGTTGAGGAATTGTCTAGTTTCTTCGTGTATTGGACAACATCAAAAGTCTTATTCATAAAGTCGTTCATCTCCCAAGTATCTTGGACGATCTTGCCAAGGGCTTGGGCGTTTTCCGATCCGTCGTTAATTTTATTAAACAATCTTGAGGCATCGTTATACCGGTTGACCATTATGTAAGACGTTACGAGATTGGCTGGCCCTGCCCACTTTCTAAGCGTTTTATTAACTCCGAGTGGAGTGTTTGGTTCTTTTTTAATTAAAGCTATTTCTCCGAATTCGATCGCTTTGCCATATTGCTCTTTGTCAATATAAGATTTGGTCAGAAGCCAATATGCTTCGTCCCAATCCGGCCTTAATTCTGTTGCTTTCAAAAGTGCATTTATTGCCTGATCTGGTCGATTTAAAATGGTCAGACAGTATGCAATTCCACAGTATGATTTATATGATTCATCGTCCCACCCAGACTTTTTAATATGTTCCGAGTAGAAGTGGACGGCCTGTTCCAAAAGTTCGTCCCTTTCTTTTACCTCCATAGCTAGGCCATAAGACGAATTTCCGAGATAGTGCAAAGTTCTTGGGTCAGTTTCGTCTTTGTCCCTATTATATTCCGCTAAAAGAATCTTATAATTTCTTAATTCCTTTTCATATTTCTTGTCAGCATCATAGTTTTGGAGAACATAAATATCATCAACGGCAATTGATCGCTCATCGTCCCTGTTCAAGGTTTCGTGAACTGATTTTTCCCAATAACACTTGCCATCATTTTTATATACTCTTGATTTCTGGTGATCCACTAAACCAGTTCCATCTTCTGGATCTTGAGCGTAGTTATAGTTCATATAGACAAGATTAATATTTTCCTTGTCCATTTTTTCAACTAAATCCGGTAATTTATCAGCCCCGATTATCACGTCGTCCGTATCAGCCCAAATGCCATAATCACATTTATTTTGAGAAAAATTAAAGTTTCTCTGCTTTGAAAAGTCATTTGTCCATTTCTCGAAGGAATAAATTGCCCCAGAATCCTCACAGAAGCGTTTTATTTTCTTAGATGGTTCATTATTCGCCGTAATATAGATTTTATCGACATATTTTTTGCACGATTCAATCAATCTCTTTAATCCTTCCAATTCGGAGTCGTCTTTGATGATAACAGTTAAGCCGATGGTTTTTTTATCCTCCATTATCCTCTCCTTATTTCTATTACTCCATAATCACTTTGATAATTTAATGTAGTAAAATTTCCGGATTTTGCTCCGATTTCTTTTTCGATTTTATCCGCTAATTTGTCTCCAACAACCAAAGTTTTGATTTCTGATGACATATTTAAGTGATAGGCTTCTCTCAATAATGTATTTAATGCTTCAACCATTTTTCTCCTTATCTAAAAAATTCAGGATAGGTCTTTTTAAACCTTTTCCATTTGTAGTCGTTAATAATAAAGTCGGGTATAACCTTCATTATCTTGGCAGAGATGTCGGTGTGATCGGGATAAGCAGGGAATTTAGCACTTAATTGCATCTTCCCTTTCTGGCGTTTTTCAACTTTATCTTTGCGCATTTTATCCATTTCACGACAAAAAGACTTCCACTCTCTAGGGTAGTCCTTTTTATAGTTCTCTATTATCTGATCGATCTTGACCCATTTTGTGAGTCTCATAGTAAGTCCTCCAGTAGGGCTTCACTTGGAGGTAAAAGCCCTACTTACTATATTATTCCTAACGGATTAATATATTTTTGTATGTAAGCGACTGCCTTTTCGGTATCGACCTGTAAGGTCGCTTCGCAGATGATTTGTTCTCTTTCTGCATCACCTGTTTTGGCAAGTTTCTCGTATACCGGCTCCCTAAGGTAGCCCATTTTGACGTACCTTGAGTCATAAGCGAGGAAGTCATTGTTTGTGTCCCCAGAAACGGTAACGAATCTGTGAAGTACAACTCTGACCCTACCAAAGTCTGTCTCAAGAATGTCAACAGCACCCCAGATGGTCTTATCGCCAGCAGGCACAAATTTTGTGTTGCCAGCGGTAAATTCAGAAATTCTTGATTTAAGGGTGCGACCAACCAAGATGGTATCGATTTTGACACCTTGCGCCCAAGCGGCACCAAGAATGTCATTGACCATAGCTTCACTAAGTGAAACGCCTGATCGAGAGGTAGCGAGGGTGGAAGCGAAGGATTTGAGGCCTTTCATCTTACCTGCTACACCGGATTGTGCCGTAACCATCGTTCCGCGAATAACATCGTACTCGAGAGCATTCTTCAAAGCTGTCATGGCTTCGTTTCGCTCTCTAGCCCAAGGATCGCCACCAGTAGCGTCAACAGCCATTCTCGTTCCGGTTAGTTCATAACCGACCGAAATGATCTGTGTCATATTGCTGTTGCGCGAAGTGTAGGTATTGTCAAACTTCGGATCAGCACCCTCTGCCTGTGAGCGTGAAGCTACCGGGCGAGGATTTTTGACTGTCCAACTGTGCAGAATATCCGTAACTTTAACTGTAGGTGCATTAGAGGTAACAAATGTCTCTAAAGGATCAACTGTTACCACTAAATCTAATAGACTTTCTTTTGTGCCGCCTATTGGGGCTCTTTGCGGGCTTTGAAACCCAACCGTTGCTCCGGCCATAATTATTCCTTTATTAGAAGTTTAGTAGTTGTTCTCGGGCCGCTTCTCGTTCTCTATCTGTCGAATCTGGAGAGAAAAGAACTTTTCTAATCTCTTCTTTCTTGATGTCTTCGGCGTTTTCTTTACCACCGGAAGGCGAATCAAGAACGGCTCTCTCTTGGATTCTTTCAGACGTTTGGGCTTCGGTTCGTCCTTTCTCCTCTGCCTTTTGGATATTCTTTTCGGATTGCTTTTTAAACTTTCCTATCACTCGTTCAGCGGCCTCTTCGTAGGTGATAATTTCACCATCTTCAACAAGTGCGGAATTCCTATATCCCTTTACAGCTCTCTCCAAGTCCCTGTCCTCGTCGAGTTCGGGGTACTTTCTTAGAGCTTTGTTCCAGTTCCTCTCGTCCTGAATGATGTTTTGAGTCTGGCTCAAGATATTTTGTGCGAACACATTTGGGTCAATCGAGCCATCTTCTTCAGCTTGAACTGGTCTTGGAGCAATCGACTCTTTAAACCATTTATTTTGCTCTCTTTCCCGATGAAGGGCGGTATTGAGATTTGCAATTTGCTCATCTCTTTTATCGGGAACGATGTTATCTACGTTTTCGATGGAAGAGTCATCGAGGATTTCCGTTTCCTCATAGTTTTCTTCTTCATTCATAATTTTTCCTAACTACAGTTTTTTAACCCAAAACTGCGAAGGGACGGAATAATTATGGTTGGACGCAAGCGACAATCCCCAAAGGGACTGCACGCTTGTTTCCAATCTTTATGTCAAAGGTCTAGTATGCTTCCCACTGGTGAGGAGCGATTTCTTTTATTCTCAATGGAATTACTTTGTGGTACTGTTCTGTCTCTAAAATCGAAAGGCGGTCTTTCTTCTGTTCGTCAGTAAGATTAGAGGAATTTATTTTGTCTATTTCTCTTTGACGGTATTCACCTATTTTTTGTGATTCTTCTTCTGATAATTCCATCTAACCCGATCAATAATGTTTTAGCTTTTTATTGTCAAACCTCATCCTTAAACTCGTTTATTTCCGCTTCGGCTTTTTCCATCATTTCTCGGCCTGACTCAAAGTATTGAAAGACTGACTCAATGCCTCTGATGTACTCAAAATTGACCTCTTTCTCTCGATACATCTGATTTATAATGTCCTCGAAGTATGAGAAGGCGTCTTTATATCCTTCAGAACTGCAGACTGAAACTAATCTACTGCCCTGGGATAGCTGGGACTGTTTGAGCTCCAGCCATTCCTTCTTGTCCTTGGGACTGCGGAGCTGGAATTTGCGGAAGCTGTTCAGTAGCTTGATTTTGAACATTAAGGTCTCCTTGGTTTATGTTTGATAGCCGATCTGGCATAGAGTTAAGATCGGCTTCGATTTGTTTCTTAGCCATATCCATAAAGTGTTCGTGAACCATAATGTGCGGCATTACGACATTTTCCTGAAGTTCTTTATCCACGCCCTCGTCATCTAAAAGTTCTTGATGAACCTGAATATGCGTAGCGTGATCCTCATTCTCTTGCGGCTCCATTTCCTTTCCCTGTAACATCAAATCATTTTCTTCGGTGGGAGAGTCTTGGGTATAAGAAATAGGTTCAACGATTCTTTCATAGTTCTTCTGGCCCATTTCCTCGGCGCAAATTCGGGATAGTTCGTAGAAATTAAGTTTGATCGGGTTTTGGGCTTCCCTAGCGGCTTTTTCTATTAATAATTGTCTATCCACCCAAGCCAAGGTTCTTTGCATCTGCGCTTCTTTGCTTTTTGGACGTGAGAAGTCGGTGTCAACTTCAACATCAAGCGATCCGACAGTCACAATGTCTTCTGGTCTGATAGTTTTTGGGTAGTAACCGTTTGGACCGAGTATTCTGATTGCCACTTCACGATCTAAGAACTGTTGATTGTTAGACATCCAAAACACAAAAACTTGTTTCCACGATGAAGCATAGGTTTTCTCAAAAAATCTGACCATATCCGAAGCTTCTTCTTGGATAGCTTCAATTCCGCCCATTGTCCCCTTGGTCTTATCTGTATTGGATCTCGGTATACCAGAGGTGTAATTTGAGATTGTGTTTTCTTCGATAGATTCTGACAGGGCGTTTTTCGCAACTTGGAATCCCTGCATATCAGGTTGCGGAATAGCAAATGCCTCGGGTTTTTCTGTACCGTCCCAAACTACTTCGCCGCCTGGGGACATATCGTATCTGACATTGACCCCCTGTTTACGCATAATCACGCCATTCAGTGAGAGGTCTAATTGATCTAGGAAGTGATTAATAACCGAATCATTCGCACTTGAGAGCCGTTCGGTTCTTTGGAAGATAGAATCACCCCAAACATCGTGAGCTCTTGGTCTGATGTAGAATGCAACCGCTGGAATTTTACCGTGCCAGTATATATTTTTCTGCCTTCTGATTATCTTTTGGCCGTTAGCAATCGTAATCATTTCGTTTGTGACCTTGTCAAAGCAATGCCAAAGCTCGATCTTATTATCATAAGTTGTGCTCGCCCCTAGATTGGCGGTCATAAACCTATTTCTTGACCTTTCAAACAGTTCTGTATTAGACGAGGCGGATTTGCCTTCTAATTCTTCCAACCCTGTATAGTTGCCGAAAGCGTCGCCCTCTTCGAGTTCTTCTATGCTCTTAAAGTCCTGAAATACTGTCCAATTAGCGCTATAGAGTGATTTTGCGTTTGGCTCAATAAAGGTTCTGAACACCGACCAGTCGATAAACTCGTTATAGGTGACCTTGGTTTCTCTGATCTTCTCTTTGGAAAGATTGACTTTGCCATTTTTGTCTATTACTCTAGTATAAAATTTTCTATTCTTTATATTCCAAGGCGTCAAAGCAAATCCGGTTCCAGTCACAACCGCGTCTGTTAAAACCGAATACTTTTTATGGTCTATCGGAACATCAAAATTAGGATTGTGCAAATCGTGAAGTAGTAATTGCTCGTTATTCTTGGCCTTTATAAAATCGTGTTTATCGTTCGGGTGAAGGTTGGGCTCTACATCGTTTAAGGATAATTTAGCGATGATATTTAGGGCCTTTGAGGCAACCTTTGGATCAACCACTTTTGATCTCCAAGGGGCGACTTTCTGTGATTGAACCGCGTTAAAATTGTCATACCACCGCGAGAACGCTTCAAACAACTGTGATTGGTTTGCTTGAGCTTGAGAAAAACGAGTCTTCCACTTGCTTATAAGTTCATCGTCGCTGTTTTTGGCCTTGCCTAGGTCTTTTGTTTTCATATGTAAAGTCCTGTTATTGTTCTATCCCGATCAATAACATCAACTTAGGTTCTTTCAATATCACCTCTAAAAAGACACTCTTCTTCTCTGATGTAGTAAAACATCATATAGAATTTGTATGCCTTGGAGTTGTGAACGATGTTTAATTTTCTTTCATATTGCTGTTGGCAACGAATATTAGAACAGTAAAAGTTATAAATCGGAATCGGCTTGCCACAGATTACGCAATGGTTACCCTCGATTTTTTCCATTAGCTTATCAATCTCCCTGTTATTGGGTCGAACTCTCTTTGACGTGGCTCAAACGAACTTTCTAACACAGTTGGCTCGCACATTTGATAGAGTTGCCACGCTATCGCCAAACTCATTACAAGGTCATCGTGAGCATTCACTTCTGCTTGTGCTTTCCACGTTGATGTGGTTTTAACCTTGATAAATGAAAGTAATTCTTTGATCGTTTCTCGGTCATACAGAGTAAACAAACGTCCGTCTATCGCCTCTTTGAGTTGTGATAACATCGCCGGACGAGTAGCGGTATTAGTCGACCAGCCGTATTTTTTGGTTTGTCCGTCTTCGGTTGTGCCGACTGTCGGCATAAGAAACGGAACATACTTGTTTGATTTGTTTAGAAGTGCAATCCTGTCCATTTCAAAAACTCCACCATTGTTCTGCTCGTAAGCTATGACTGGTTTGACGCCCGTGAAGTCGCTTATTTTCTCCAATACGGGAAAAATATCGTTGGTCATCACCGTCGCTGTTGAGTCAGTGTGATAAACAAGCGGAACATCCAGCTTTGTCTTAGACAGAAACTGGCAACATGACCTATCTCCCGAACCCATAGAACAGTCCCCGCCAATAACAATAAATTCTCCACTTTCTAGGGGGCGAAATTGTCTAAACATAGATCAATCCTTCCTTGATCGGGTCGATGATGTCTGCTTGGTAGAGTTTTAGCGCCTCTTTATCGAAGAACATTTCTCCGGATGAAATAAACGCTTCTTCCGCCGTTTCTGGGTATTCTTGGAAAAACATATCTTTGAGGTCGCGACGCTTTCGTTCGAGAAAATCTTTGTCATAAAAATCGCTTGCTCTGTAAAAGTGGGGTTGGAAGTTATTTGTTCCTAATTCTGCCTCGTCCCATAAATCTTTAAATTCGTTAAACCCATTGGCTGTTGTTTCAATTACAAAATGACCGGAGGGCGTAAGGGCCTGACCCGCTCCAGTGATTATTTTCATCAGATTACGATAAAAAGCCGCCTCCGAGAGGTGAAGATTAGTGATTGTCTTAGACCGGCCGAACTCTGTATTTTGGGCTGTTCCTATAGAGTATCTTGCGCCATTGTCTTGATTGTAGAGTTCGTTGCGTGAATTGTATTTTAGATTAACTTTGCGCTTGTTCTTATCTTCCCAAGATCCAATATAAAACTTGACCTTATCAAGCATCTCGATCGCATTGTCGTCTATGTCAGCCACCACTACACTTCTCGAATAAGGAGTTTCAAGAAAATCCACGGTGAATAGGGCTAGTATCTCGGACGAGAAACCCTGCTGACGGGCTTTGAGTATTATGTCTTGATTTGTTCTATCTCCAAATAGATACCGAGTCTGAATTTTGTTAAGAAAAAACGGGACGACCTGACCATCTTTATTGACAATCTTAAAGTTTTCCTCAATGTACTTTTGGCGGCCAAAAGGGGTAGCAAGTTCTTCCTGCTTTTTTCTCTGTAATGCTCTCTCAAATATCGCTTGTTTAATTTCCATATCGCAGAAGGTGTGCACACCCGAAGGTTAACCTTCTGCTTCGATACGGGAATTAACTAATCACTTTCTCTAGATTTTCGGCCAATTATGAAACCCAACCAATAACATATTTGGGCATACAAAAGGATTACTATAAACTCTTTCACTTCTCCTCCAGAAGTTCTTTAATTTTTCGTCGTAAGTCATCTACTGTAGTCCCGTTGACCATTTCACGTAATCCACAGAAATGGTGCTTCTTCATTCTGTGCGAACAATAATCAAGGCAGTGTTTAATGATGTGCAATTCGCCCTCTTGGAGTTTGTCGGGCTTAGGTATATTGCCAAAATTCTCCACCCTATCTTGATAATTTGTAATATAAATCGGTTTCTTTTCCCCCTCCGAGTTCAGGTGGTCAATGATTTCATCAATCTTTTGGACAATTTCTATCCCGTGTAATTTTGGGTCAAATTTCTTAAAGTTCCCGTCTCTGAAGAATCTGCCCAATTTTAGTTTCTCAATTTTCATAAATTCATATACTTTCTGGCTTTAATTAAACATTCTTCGCATAAGCCCATATTTATTAATTCGTCGTCTAATTCTTTGTTTTGTTCGGGTGAACCGGTGAAAGTATTAACTTGAACAGCGACGTTGGTTTCGCTTCCTCTTGGTTTGCCGTCTATCATCTCGACAATATGCTGTCTGTTGCGAGGGTCTTTTAAGTATTTATCTACAAACTCTTGGAATCTCTCTGGTTCTGCTTCCCAAATATGCCGAATAGTGTCTATTACCGAAACTGAACCTTTAGGTCTGCCCGCAGGATTGCCTGATTGACCCTTAACCCACTTGTTTTTCTCAAGTGCTTCTGGCAGCTGTTTTTTCGGTGTACTAACACCTTCACTTTGTTCTGTTTTTACTTGTGGCATTTACCCTTCTTGTTCATCTAATGCTTTTAAGATATCTTCTGCTAAACTTTTTAGTTTGCCCTGTTCTAAGTCAACATGAATATCAAGCGACCCATCCTCGTAGGCATAGCTTTTTAATACTTTGACAATTTTATTTATCTTCTTGTTCATCTTGGTTGGCTAAACTTTTAATTAAATCTTCTGGTTTCTCAAATCTTTCGGGGATAATAAATTTACCTTTTGTGCAATCTCCTTTAATTTTCATAATCTCGTAAGAACCGAAACTGATCATTCCACGAATAACAGAATATTCCCCGTCAATGATTATTTGCCAATCCCCACTAGGGAAATACCCTATCACTTCTTTACATTGAGGTTCTAGTTTGGCAACGGGATGTTGACGCAATTTATATTTGATCTTGTTTTTCTTCAAAAGCTCTACCAGTTCAGACATATCTGTCGGATAATCTTTTCCCTGCATAAATTTCATCTTTCCTCCCTCTTTATTTTTCATCTTCAATACTTACTGTTAACTCTTTCTCGCAATAACTTTTAACCTCATCTACTGATACGTCATATAGCTCAAACTCGACTTTACAGCCAGTACTGGTAACGACTATTTTTGGTTCATCATTAGTTTTGGTTGAAATTATTGCTTTAGCTTTCATCGTCTTCCTCATAATCTTTTTCAGCCGAAAAACCTACACAACTTGCTAATTCTTGATTTTGTTGCTTCTTAAAGTCCTCATCTATCCAACAATCGTGAACTGGAGTCTTTTTATCTTTTCTGATCGCGCCCAAAGCAGATTTAGCTGTTATGTATTTTCTGATTATGTAGTGGTCGCCTTTAGTTTCCATATTGCTCGATTTCTCCCTCTAAATATCCAATCGTGAACTTCTTGATTATGTATCTTCTCGCTTGCAGGTCGTCAGCCCACGCCTTGCCTCGTATTCTTTCAATCTTCCTGTGGATCTCTGGATCACCCTTAGTATGGTGAGCAAAATGGCACCCCCGACAAATTGGTACAAGATTTTTTGGGTCGTCTCGTAAATTGTTCGATTGGCTCTTTGGCACAAAGTGATGAACGCAAGTTGCCGGATTAACCCCGCACGCCAGACACAGCCCCTGTGTGAATGTTCGCTGGATTATTCTGTCTAATTCTTTTCTTAGACGTTTTTGTTTGTTTTTTTCTTGTTTTCTTTCCATAAATCTTCGTCGGTGGCTAGATCGACCGCTAGCCACCGAAAAAACTTAATGGAGGGCCGAAGTGCGCCCTCCGGCCCGAATCATCAGGCCAGTCTGCTGATTACCTCCTTGTCGCAAGCTTTCAAGATTCGGACAAGACAGGCAACGGCCAGTGCGAAGGTCGGGACGATGACAGTGGTCGTGTTGGTGTCAGTGCGGCAATACACCATATATCCGCCACTCTCGTCGTCCATAACGAAGGCGTGAACGTCTAGCAGTCCCTCCTTGCGATCGACTTGGAATCGCAGATTGAGCAGAATCACGATCCACCTCCTCCAGATACTCCTGTATCTGTATTGGCGTCGGGTTGCCCCAACGGTCTAGCTGATGGGCGATTGACTCACAATCACAGTGGCGGCCTACCGCATTGTCGAGGGTGTCGCTCCCTCCACGGCTTCTGTTGACCTTGTGGTGTAAGATCATCTCCTTGTAGGACGTGAATCGTCCACAGAACTGACAGCAATGATTCTGGCTCTCCCAGACAGTTCGTTTGACTTCTCGAGACCAGCCCAATAGATCACCTCCTTGAGTGCTCCTCTCGTTGTTGAGCCGGAGGGGAAGAGCGGAGTGGTCGATCCGCCGGTAATCCGGCCCAATAAAAAAAGGAGCGCTAAAAAGGTGAAGATGGCGCTCCGTATGTGTGGGTATACCATAAAGATAACGTCTGTAGAACTGATGTCAAGAGGCCAAAATTGGATATTTTTTTATTTTCTCTTTCATAGGGAGTCCTCCGCCGTCTTAAAAATTATGGTTTCTTCACAATTAGGACATTGCATATACTTTTTTCATCTCTCTACTCCTTTATTCCTTTAATGTTTTGTTTAGCTTGTTGGACAGCAAGATTAAACCCTAACTTTTCCGCCGTCAATTCTTGTGATAAGCTTGCCGCTCCATAATTTTCTTTGTAGATATTCATTAAAACTTTGTCCCAATTCGGCAGTGTTCGCTCGTCTTTTATTTTTTCTGGCAACGCCTCAATACACTTCTCTTTTGTCTCATCTATTACTCTTTGGAGAGAGTCTTTTAGAAACAATTTGACTTGTTCTCTATCTTTATCAGCATCACAACCTTCGCACTCGCAATTAAGATGTTTGAAAAAATATTCATCAAACTCTCTGTCAAATTTTTCAATCTCTCTATCTATTAGGTTCATCTTTCCCCTCCTTGTTGAGTGCTGGCGACACGGGATTTTGTGTTCTTTGATCGCTTTGGGGCGAGAAGTGGGTATCCCACCGGCGTCCACCAACCTTGCGAACCAGTTTTATTATTTTATATCTATGTCAGGTTAATCTTCTTCTTTTTTGATCTTCACATTCTTCCCAAATTTGTCGCAAACTTCTTTCATTGTGACTTCTTCGGCTTCTTCTTCGGCCTCTTCTTTTAATTTGAAATCTAGTCTATTAAGCTCTTTTCGGGTGTATCCTTCATCGCATTTTTCGTGGTCATAATCGTAACTCATAAAATAAACACTTCCACAGACTCCGAGCACTTTTATATCACCACTTTCATTGGTCAAAATATCACCTTCTTCGTACATCGCATCCTCCTGACTTATTATTTTTAGATTTGTAACATTGTGTGATCCAAGTTCTATTTCCAGCATCTCGTCTGTTTTGGGAAAACAAATCGTCCAAGAGTATTTATAACCGAGTCTGTTTTTTGCCCTGTCTCCGTCCATCTTGTCTTGGCAGATAAAATATTCACCATTCTCGATCTGAATTTTGCCCTCAACTTTTATTCCTTCGATTCTGCAACTTACTTTTGTTCCTACTCGTAAATTTTTTAGTTTAACCATTTTCCTCCTCAATTAAATATTCTTCTTACAACCAGCCCTATAATGGCGCTGATATATTCCCAGATACTGTCTGGCTCATAGTATGACATTGACCTCCTTTTCGATCTGCTTCTGTTCGAGATGACATTTTGCACATAATTCGTCCTTGAATGTTCTCTTGATTTTGGCCCCACACTCGATACATTGTTTATAGGGGAACATTTGATTGAATAATTTATCTAATTTTCTTGTTTCTGTCTTTGTCCATTCTCGATCACTCTTGTATCTTCCCTTAAGAAATCTTTTCTCGTCTTCGGTGGCTGTACCAGCTTCGACCTTAGCTTTCATAATCCTGATATATTCGTGGCTGATTGCTTTACCATTCCAGTTACGTGGCATTTCCCCCCTCTTTTGTTGGCTAATCTTCGACTTGTCGCATACCCTCATTTGTGAACTCACATTGCCGCCGAACTTCGTAAATTCCGTCCTCAATCTTCGCTTCCCTCAACTTCTTGCCGACATCTTCGCCGTGTTCTATGTGAAACAATGTTGTGTCTTTGGCCTCGAGATAACCAATAATAAAGTCATCTCCACTGATCTTGTAAAAAGTTCCTTTGTCGAATGTGTGAGGGTGGTTCCCGCTACCTCTCATCAGTGTTTTAGATGATGTTTTTTTGGCGGATGCAGGGATTTCATTGACCTGAATTCCGCAAAGATCTCCGTGTCTAAAATTGAACATATCTACACTCCCTTTATTTTATTATCTATCGTGCGATCATATTTTTTGTGGCAACTTCTACATAGTTGAATAAAGCTATTTGTCTAAATAGCCCGTGTAATCGCCCTAGATCGCTTTATTCGTTATTTTCTAGTGAGTATTCTAGAATACCTTATATATACATTCTACGTCGATCTAGCGGCGAAATTTGGCCTATTTAGATTATTGTCCGTGCCGACTTTTCAAAGTTTTCTCTTTTTCTTTCGTACCTTTTTCCTTTTAACAGAGCGTATTCATAATTTCCACTCGACTGAGAGCAGTTGAATGATAATATCCCCCTTTCTAAATTTTCGCATTTATCGGCACTCCCAAATTCTTTGTTTAGCCAAGTGTGTATTCCGGTGTATCCAACTTTATCGCCAGCCCATCCTCCAGAACTCTCGTTTTTCCCGTTTTGCAATGTCATAATAACTTTCAATCTATGCTCGATCGGCAACCTCCTACCACGTATTGAGCTGTAATAACATTTTTTAGAACAGAATTTACCCCGATTATTTATTACTCTTGATGGTGGAGTAGTAAATTCACATTGGCACTGAAGGCAGATTCTTTTCATATAGTTACTACTCGGGTATTTCTTGCCTTTATTCCATGGAATATATCCTTTCGCAAAACCTCTTGGCATCACCACTCCTTGTCAAATTTAATATTTTCGTCCAACCCAAAACTTGACATTTTAGCCGTCCTCCAATCATTACTTGTCGTCTCTATAAAATATTCGCGGGAACTGCTGGGGCAAAAACAATTTAAATACCTAAACGGCTCATCATATTCATCGAAGGTAATCTCGACTACTCTGACCGGATATTTTCCCTCTCTACCATTTGATAGGACTTTGGTTTTTAAGTCCTTCATCTTGATTTTGTCCATTCTCTCGTAGGCAATTCTTCTTTGTTCGGTATTTTCAATCGCAAATACTTCTTTAGCCGAAAGTTCGTTTTTCCTTACCTTGTCGAACAAACCTTTGGGAAATTCGACAGCGTTTATTTCATAGGTGAATTTTCCAAGTTTGCTATAAATCCACTCTGATTGCTGGTCATTTATGTACCAAGTTTTTTTAGAGTTATGGAAGTATAATTGTTTGATTAGTTTCTCTGAAATTCGTGAGTTGATGTAGAGATCACCTCCGACTGACTTGAGTTCAGGGGCTTCGAGCTTGGCCTGCGAGTTGATGTAGAGATAACCCCTGACCGACTTGAGGTTGTCGAGCTTGGCCTGCGAGTTGATGTAGAGATAACCTCCGACTGATTTGAGTTCAGGGGCTTCGAGCTTGGCCTGCGAGTTGATGTAGAGATCACCCCCGACTGACTTGAGTTCAGGGGCTTCGAGCTTGGCCTGCGAGTAGATGGA